TAATTGAACTTAATAATAGAAAAGACCTTAACGAAGACCAACTAAAAAATTTAAGACAACTTGTTTCTAATGCAAGTGAAGAAGAAACAGATTTACAATGGCTTTTAGATACTACTGAAAAATGGTGTAAAGATAGAGCCGTGCATAATGCAGTATTATCAGGCATTAAGATATTAGATAACAAAGACCAAAAGAGAACACCTGAATCAATACCTGGTATTTTATCAGACGCATTGGCAGTTAGTTTTGATAATCATATTGGTCACGATTATATAGAAGACGCTCAGAATAGATTTGAATGGTATCATACAAAAGAGAAAAGATATAAGTTTGATTTAGATTATTTTAATAGAATTACAAAAGGTGGTGTGCCAAGTAAAACACTTAACATTGCTCTTGCAGGCACAGGTGTTGGTAAATCTTTGTTTATGTGTCATGTTGCTTCTAGTTTCTTAACACAAGGTCTTAATGTATTGTATATAACTTTAGAGATGGCTGAAGAAAGAATTGCTGAAAGAATAGACGCAAACTTATTTGATGTTACCATGGATGACCTACATGATATGCCTAAACAATTATATGATAATAAGTTAGATAAATTAAATCAAAAGACAAATGGTAAATTAATTATCAAAGAATATCCAACTGCCTCTGCTCATAGTGGTCACTTTAGAGCATTGATGAATGAGTTGGCTTTGAAGAAGTCTTTTAAACCAGATGTTGTCTTCATTGATTATTTAAATATTTGTGCTAGTGCTAGATTTAAAGGTGGTAATATATCATCATACTTCTATGTAAAAGCAATCGCTGAAGAATTAAGAGGTTTGGCCGTTGAGTTTAACTTACCTATCTTTAGTGCCACACAAACGACTAGAACTGGTTATGTTTCTACTGACATTGGTTTAGAAGATACATCTGAAAGTTTTGGTCTACCTGCTACTGCTGACTTTATGTTTGCCTTGATGTCAAACGAAGAGCTAGAGGCATTAGGTCAAATGAAAGTTAAACAATTAAAAAATAGATATAATGACCCAGCAATGAATAGGGCATTTATCGTAGGCGTTGATAGAGCTAAGATGAGATTGTATGATGTAGAAAACAATGCTCAAAATATTGTTGACGCTAATCAAACTAAACAAGATGAAAACTATCCTACGCCAGAGGACGCATATAGTAAGTTTTCAGATTTTAAAATATAGGAGTGCATATGGCAAACTTTAAAACATTTACCAATGCTTCAGCACCTTATGAAGGCAAGAAAATCGCCATTGACATGGATAGAATATCTTGTTTTTATGAAGATGTCTTGAAAGCTGATGAGGGTAAACACACAACAATATGGTCTAAAGAAAATGTATGGACCGTGGAAGAAGACTTTATAACTGTTAAAAAAATACTAGCAGGTTGGGAACCAGGAGATACTGAACAATGATACAAGAAACACTATTTAATATACCTTATTACACATTACCAACATTAAACTTTAAGGTAAAGAAAAAACAGTTAACTAATTTGTTAAAATCTTATCCTGAAAAGAAACAAGGTATACAACCTTTTTCTACAAATAGACAATCAAACAGAGATGGTTTAGCACAAGGTTTTAGTAGAATTATTGGAGAAGAATTAAATTTGTTAACAAATAAAGTAAAAGCTAATATACAAATAAAAGATATATGGTCAGTATCATATACTAAAGGTGAATATCACTCACCTCATAATCACGGTTCATTAGGTTGGGCAGGTATTTTATATCTTGATTTACCAAAAGATTCTCCAGTTACAAGTTACATACAACCTTGGAATGATATACAAAATGATACATCAATATATCATCCAATAAAAGTGGTTGAGGGACAAATAGTGATTGTTCCACAATTTGTATTACACTTTAGTCCACCAAACAAATCAACCAAAAAGAAAAGAATTATATCGTGGGATATGGAGCTAATACCAGCATAATATATGCCTAAAAAGAAGAAGACACAAAAGGTTAGATTTCACAAAGGCGACAGGAGGCCAGGACCTAAAATGAAAGACTTACATTATATCAAAAAGATGGTCAAAAGAGGTCGTAAGATCATATGGCAAGTCATAGAAAAACCTAAAGGTAAAGTTGTGTCAGAATACTTTTTTGAAGAAGACGCCTCTAGTCTTGTGAAGTTTCAAAATAAACACCGTGTTTGGTTAGAGAACGGTGGTATACCAGATTTCTTATGTATTAAAGGCGAAAGAGAGCTTGCCAAACGCTGACTAATGGTATATAAATAGTTATATGCCAACCGTATCACCAAGTTATATGCAAAAGGGAGTGCCTAATCCATACTATACCATGGATGAGCCTACCGTAACATCTACAGCTGCCGCTCTTAAACGAGAAGGCTATAAAGTAAAAAATAGCAAAGAGTTACTTTTTAAATGTGTAGATAAAATAAAAGGCAAATCTTTACTAGACTCAAGAGGTCAATTTATGTTTCAATTGGCCGTTGATAAAAAATCTATATTACCTTTCGGTATAAAAACTACTAAAAAACAAGTCAAAGGCCATCTAGGTATGGCAACTAGAAAAGATAGCACGGCTTCTTCAAATGTCAATGAGTTTTTGACGGTATATTTTTTAAAAAATAAAGCTATGACACCTAAAGAGTTAGAGGACCACTCTTGCAAAATGGGAAATAAATCCACAGGTATATTAACTGGTGAGGGAACAGCAGTTTCTTTTGAAGATTTATGTATGTTGATTGATAAAGATGAAACAGCAGAGAGAGATATTAAGATAGGTCTTAATAATGCGAGAGCAGTAAAAAAAGATATTAAAAAGAAAGTAGGTAAATTGTATTGGGTACCTAGAGGTAAACCTCAAGGTGTATCGCCTAAAACACCGTCAGATGTTATAATACAATTTACAGATGGCACATTTCAAGGTTATTCAAATAAAATAGCAGCTGGTTCAGATGAAACACCAAAGTTTAATACAAACATATACGCTTTTTATGGTAAGTTGCAGAATAGTAATCAACAAAATGCTATAGGTAAAATGATTGATAATTCTTGGAATCAGGCCGCTAAATTAGTTAAAGGTTCTAATTCTAAAAAAGCAATAAAAGCATTTGATATAAAGAAAGAACCTTTTAGTGAAAGTGCCTCAAAGGATAAGTTTGCTGAACTAGCTTCTAAATTTAAGGCAGATGGTTCAGATTTTTATGCTGATGGTTTTTATTATTTGTTTAGAAATAATTTAATTAAAAACTTTGCAAAGTATTTAAAAGATAGTAGAAATCTTGTTTATTTTTTAAACACTATTTACTTTTATACTTATGATGACCCTAGAGCTTCATTTAAACCTTGCCCATACAAACTATTAATAGGTAGAGAATCAGGTGAGAGCACTATAAAAGATGTATCAAAAGATACTGGATTAGAAACATTATTATTTAATACAAAAGTCAATAAATTAACGCAAATAAATCCTACTTATGACGGTTCATCTCAAAGATTTGTATTAAAGTTTAAATTTGAGGGTAAAAATATTGAAATACCAATCACTTGTAGAACAAGACAAGCTGGTGGTTGGTCTGGTAAATCACTATATATTAATACACCTGGTGTAAAATTTGTATAAATAGTAGTATGATTTGTTAATGGGAAAGTGATGATTATATTAATGGATAAATTGGAGAACAAATGTTTAGTTTTAAAGGCTTTTTCACAAAGGAAAAGAACACACACCTAGAACACCTAGAAGATGATATTATAAATCGTGGTAGTCAAGGTGGCGTCAATGCAGTAAATTTCCTTAACGCAGTAAGAAATATGCTAGCCGGTAATATCGGTGGCAAGTTAAATATGTCCGTCAAATGGGACGGTGCGCCAGCTGTATTTTGTGGTATCAATCCAGAAAACGGCAAATTCTTTGTCGGCACAAAATCAGTATTCAATAAAACTCCAAAAATAAACTACACCACAAGTGATATAAGAAGAAATCATGGTGGTGATTTAGCAAACAAACTTATGGTATGTTTAAGAGAACTACCAAAGTTAGGTCTACAAGGTGTTTATCAAGGTGATTTATTATACACTAGAGGCGATTTAAA